TTGGTTATATCTAACCGTTTGAGGTATGCAGACATTTAATTATCCAATAGAAGGAGCAGTAAGTGCAACAGGCTGAGACTCAGCTGCTGCAAGATCAAGTGGGAAGTTGTGAGCATTACGCTCATGCATAACTTCAAGTCCGAGATTAGCTCGGTTAAGAATGTCAGCCCATGTAGGGATAACACGGTTCTGACTATCAATCAATGATTGGTTGAAATTAAAACCATTAAGATTGAAAGCCATAGTAGACACACCCAGAGCAGTAAACCAAATGCCAACCACTGGCCATGCTGCAAGGAAGAAGTGGAGACTACGGCTGTTATTGAAAGATGCATATTGGAAGATCAGACGTCCGAAGTATCCATGAGCAGCGACAATATTGTAGGTCTCTTCCTCTTGACCAAACTTGTAGCCATAGTTCTGTGACTCTGTTTCAGTTGTTTCACGAACAAGTGAGGAAGTAACGAGACTTCCGTGCATAGCAGAGAACAAAGATCCACCGAATACCCCAGCAACACCGAGCATGTGGAACGGGTGCATAAGAATATTNTGTTCAGCTTGGAAGACAAGCATGAAGTTGAAGGTNCCGGAAATACCCAAAAGGCATTCCATCAGAGAAGCTACCTTGTCCAAAAAGGATAAACAAGGAATACCGCAGAAGCTGCAGCAACCGGAGCAGAATACGCAACACAAATCCAGGGCCTCATCCCAAGTCTGTATGAAAGTTCCCATTCGCGTCCCATGTAGCAGAAGATACCAATGAGGAAGTGGAAGACGACGAGCTGATAGGTGCCGCCGTTATACAGCCATTCGTCAAGCGAACCGGCTTCCCAAATCGGGTAAAAATGCAGCCCGATTGCGTTACTAGAAGGGACGACTGCAGCTGAGATAATGTTGTTGCCATACAGGAATGATCCTGCCACGGGTTCACGGATTCCATCGATGTCTACGGGTGGTGCGGCAATCATGCCAATTGAAAAAGCGATGGAAGCAGCGAGCAGACAAGGAATCATCAGCGCACCGAACCATCCAACATAAAGACGATTGTTAGTAGAAGTAATCCACTGACAGAACTCCTGCCAAGGATTAATCTTTTTTTGTAAAGAAATTGTAGCAGTCATAATCAATTAAATAAGTTTCCATCCCTCCCACCACAAAATTTTTAAAGTAGTTTACTCAGGAATGAATAGGAGTATTTAGTACGCCTACCATGAATGCCCCAACCGAGCCAGTAATAAGCAGCATTCATATAATAAGGAACTGTTTGATAATTAGTTTGAAAGGCATAGAGATCATCTCTAAACCTCATCTCGTTAATCATGTAACGAGTCTGACCCTCAAGACTAGAGGGATCACAGTTATATTTTTTGCAGAACAACCCAAGTCCATCGTAACGATGTTGTGTCGTCCACTGGATCAATCCATAGCCACCACGAAGGCAGCGTTCGTAAGGAACGATTGCACCACCTTCGCAGACATTAGATCGAAAGTTAGATTCTTGTTCGATGTTACCCATGATGACAGCTAATGCTGTCTTGTCAGTAACACCTTGCTTGAACTTGTAGTTGTTCCAAAACGTACTGTTGTTGCACAGTACAATCTGGACATTGAATCATTTTTTTACGCAGTTATTTACTAGGAGCCATAGCGTTTCTTCGCCATTTTCATTTTCTTTTTGTATTCTCTTTTGGCAGCACTATTACGTGCAGAAGAAGACGACGTGTTCTTGCTCTTTTTCTTTCTTTTAGAGAGGCCACTGATGCCTGCTTTAAGAAGTTGCATCATTTCTTTTTACCTCCACCTTTGCTACCACATCCTTTTCTAGGCATTACCAAACTCCAGGGATAAGTTGACCAGTAACGGTGTAAGCACCAATAGCAGCAATGACACCAAGCATTGCTAGACGTCCATTCAGACGCTCGGCTTTTTCATTGTGATTTTCAAACACTTCAATAATCTCCATAGGTGGTTCTTTAGCGAACATGTTCAGACGTCCGCCGTCTTCTGTTGTGGTGGTCATTAGAATTCGATGTTAGATCTATCAAGTTTTTCAAACACATCCTGTCGATATGCAGGGTCTGTGTCATAACGTGGATCAGACATTGCACGGACTACTTCAGCCTGACTACGGAAACCAGTGCTCTTTGTAGATGCAGGTTTACCAGTAATCAACTGTCCGTCTTGTCCAACACCATCTGTATAACGTGACTTCAGTGCTTGCACTGCAAAGAACATTGCAGCTGCATTACCACTAGCCATCACATCATCATACATATTGATCTCTTGTTCGTTAAAGTTATCAGATGCCCAATTGACCATCTGTTTATATGAGTCTTCACCACCAACCATTTGCTGTAGTGAAGCAGCATCCTCTTGTGTAATAGTATTAGCTTGAGCATTAGACTCAACACCATTACGATAATCAAGATACATCTTCAGGTAATCACCTGGGTTCATACCTTTGAGTTTCTCTACTGTTTCTTTAGAGAACTTATCTTGTGATGCTTCATTCCATACAGTTTCAAAGAAGTCATTAGAGACTTGCTCTTGCTGTTGTTCTTCCTGTACTTCTTCTTTGGGTTCTTCTTTTGATTTACCAAGTTTAGATTGCAGTTCAACGTATGCCTTCTCTAGTTCTTCAGCATCTTTGAACTTACCAGCTAGCAATGCTTCTTGCTCTTGTGCTAGTTGTTCACCAACAGCTAAACTCTCCTGTTCTTCAGGAGTAAACTCACCCTCTTGTGGTTCTTCAGGGTTGTACGTCAGGGTTGCCCATAAGTAATAGTCTTCAGATTTCCAAGTCCCACCCGTGTTACATAGTTAGGAGATCGGCCAAGGGTGGGAGTGCCAATCTTCTCTTTTGGTGCATACTTGTTTGTGTCAGCAGCAGGTCCAACGTTAGGCATCTGCTTGTCTTCAATCTTAGGAAGTGTTTTCTCCCTTGATCTATTGGGCCGACGCTTCGATTGCTGCACTTTGTTGTTGGGCGATTCTGTCTATTTTCTGAGTCAATTTCCTTTTTGTTCTGTTGATGCAAATGAACCAGTCTTGTTTGGTAAGTTCCATTTGCTGTGCCTCTTGCATGTTACGTTGACGCTCAGCTTGGATCTCTTCCATACCTTTAACAAGGTTCAAGACATCAATACCTTGAGCAGCAGCAAGACGCTTGACATACTCTTCAGGATTGATGTAAGTCATCGTTGCTTCAGGCCCCATCGTTTGACTAATAGTTGTGATAAACGTGACCAGAGCTTCTCTGTCTTGTCCTCTACCAAGTGCATTAATACCAGCAACAATAGTAGGCTTAACAATACCTTGCGGTAGACGTGGAATGTCACCTTGCTTCTGAGCGACAGCAAGTTTTCGATTGAGATATGGTACAAGGAATTCAACAGTGAGTAGTGAATAGATACCACCAAGTTGTTGATCCAGTTCCATCTGAGTGAGACGTACTTCTTCAGCAGTTGTACGTTCACTGTTCCTTACCTGCATGACAAGGAAAGCATCAGCCAATCGTTTCTCTAAACCCATTGCCATGTTGTAAGCCGTAGCGAAGTCAGCGGTCTTACCAACTTGAACAACACCGATGTCATCAGGTCTGCCTTGGATGATTGCTCCATTGCCTGCCTGTGCCAGTGTCTGAGGTTTAGTTGTGCTTGATGGGGATACAGTAAAGACAACCTTAGCGGCTGCTGCAGAGCCTTCTACCAATGCCTGAGAGAGTCCTTCAAGAGACTTCAAATCACCAATAAATTCTTCTGCTCGGCCGCGGCCATACACTTCACCATCAACAGTATTGAAGCGAAGTACAAGCCAAGGGTTTGTATCAACAGGTGCCTTACTAAAAGACTTAGGAATCGTGACACCTTCCACCTCTTGATACCATACATATCTATTGTTGTCACGTTTAACATGGGTATAGATATCTACCTCTTCATCATCAGAAGAGTTGACACCCTCCATAGGATTATTCGGTTCAGGTTCAGGAATGATACCTTCGACAAGTTCTCGACTGATTCGTTCCCGAGTTACGATCTCAATTACATTACCGTTTCCATCACGGTCTACAGCATAGCGGTTCAAAGGATACATCTTAAGGTTATCCTTACCCATGAAGATCAATGCATTTCCTGCAACTACCAGATGCTTCAAAGCTTGGTGGATGACAACACGGTCATGACTAGCAGCAATGTCTTCCATGATTGTTCTTTCAATCTTGGCAAAGCTCAAGTCCAGCTCTGATTTAATTCGTGGATCCATCTCACCCATCTTTGCTATCTCTGTCTCATCCATCTGTAGCTTAAAGAAGCTTGTCTGTGGAGGAAGAAGAGCAAGCATCAGCTTTGATGCAAGGGTTACAACACCCTTAGCACCAACTGATTGCCAAGGTGTAACAAGTACTTCCATTGATTTGGTGTACTCTTGATCATCACGGATCAAATAAGGTAGTGTAAGGTCTGCACATTGACGTGCTTTATGTAGAAACGCAGAACGATCACCTTGTAATTTATCGTACCTAGCTTTAGCAGTCATTAGATATTCAATCCAGTAATAGTAAGTGGACTCTTGGCAGCATTACCAAAGTTCTTACGGTTATATTGTGATGTTCCGTAGTTAGAAGAGCCAGACTGAGATCCAATAGAACGCTTAGGTCTTACACCTGAAGCTGTTCCAGAGTTACCAAGAGCAGCGCTACCAATCATAAGTTGTTTGGGACGCTCACCTTCTTCAAATCTGTTTGCATTCAGACGTTCATAAATACCACCGGTCTCTCCTTTTCTATTGACCCCTTTCAATAAACCTAGATTATTATCTAGGAATTCAAGGATCTGTTGATCAGTAAAACCAGCCTTCCTATTGCCTAACAAATCTGCATCACCAAAGCTACTAGCTGGACCAGACCAAGTACTGCTATCAGGGAAGTAATCAGGATTTAAAAACTTAGTAGAAATTTGTCCTTTAAGAACTTCTTGTAGTGCTTGATATGCAGGTGCTTCAGAGTTGTAACCACCCTTTGCTTGATCACGCCAGCCAGGGTTATTATCTTGCAATGAAAGGAAGCGCATGACATCTGATTGACTGTAACCAGAGTTGTATGCACCAAGAAGATCTCTCATTCCAAAGCGATCAGCACGACCACCAAACCTACCTAGGTTAGATGCATCGTAACGTCCTGCTTCAGGATCATAGGTTTGTTCATTAGCTTCAGGGTTTACATCAGGTGTCCCTTCAGTAGTAACATTTGTGGTAGTACTTTGTTCTTCACCAGCACTTGTTGCTTCGTTTGGGTTAGCGATGTTAGCTGCAGTGGCGGCTGATTGACGCTTAGCATTGATATCAGCCTGTCTTCCTAAGAAGTCATTAGTCAATGAATTTAATGAGTTAGTGTAACCACCTAGGTATTCATTATAAAATTTATCGTACCTAGAACCGTTACTATCATCAGACTTATCACCAGCAAAGGATGATGCTTGTCTCTTCTGTACATTCTGACCACCACCTACATCGTTGATGGCCTTCATCAGATCCTCATAAGAAAACTTACCAGGATCAGCAAAGATCTTTTTTAGATTACTCTTTGACTTATTGTTAGCCATGTAAGAGTAATCATTAAAGAAGGACTCAAACGGGTTCATTGTTTGTGTCCTCCAGTCTTGCTGCAATCCACTCCACAACACTACGTTGCCCGGAGCGATACATGATTTGTTCCATTGTCATTTCAGGGTTAGGGTTGGTTGGTGGAAAGGTTTGGTTGAGATCTTGGAGCATGGCATGAGCCTGCATACCAAAGAACTCAAGCGTACGAAGGGAGGTTGACATTGCTATGTTCAAAGAAGGCAGGCATTCGTGCAGATCGTGTGGCAGAAAGTTGAGGTGCTTTGCCCTCATACATCAGACGATCGCTAGAATCCAGCCAAAATTTTTGGTCCAAATATTTATCGGGATTACCTACAGACAATGGCTGCATTACCCAACTAATTGTAGCTTTTCTCAGTTTGTCCAATGAAGGAGAAGGAGTAAGCCCCAACTCAGAACAAACGAGACTATTAGTAGCAACATGAATCTGTTCATCTCTACTNATGTCTGCACTAACAGTTCTCAGTCCAGCGTCTCCACAGAAGCGAAAGAACGGGAGGAGAACGAAGAAGATGCTTCTCTCCAATACCATTGCTTTGCATACGGTGTGGTCTGGATGATCAATCCAAGCTTTTGTAAGGCTTGCTGCTTCCGCTTCTGCTTTCTCATCAGTGCCGATTGCGGTTGATATGTATCCAAGTGCTTTGTCATGATTTTCCTCGTCAATAATGTTCATTTCAAGGATTTGCTTTGCAGCTTCAGGGATGTCTCCCTTCAAGCTATTAGCAATAAAATCACCAACAGGTAGTTCAAGTTGGCGAAGTGCAAGNGCACGGAAGATAGCTTCTTCTGCACCCTCTTTAAGTGTTCCAGCAGTGGTTTGNACGGGTGTCCACTTCCGTTTACGTGAGATTAGTTTATCGTAAGGTGTCATTCTTGGCAGTCACATTGAGGTTCTAAAATACTATTCAAGTAATCAGTAACATCAGTTTCATCCAAGGCAGCATACGCATTAGACTTATCCTGTACATCACCCATCACTTGAAGGCTATAGTAAAGGGAGGTTTGAGGCGATGCCAACCACTCTTCAATGAAGCTCTCATCATAGGTGACCATATCAGACCAACTATTAAAGGAGTAACCGTGAAGAAGTCCCGTACGTTGGTATAGGACCATGATCCCATCCGCAACTCTTTTGTAATTCTCCCATCCAACTTTGGATGCAATTTCAACAGTGCCGTAATCATATGTCTCTACACCAAAGGTGCCAGAGTCACGATCAACAGCCTGTGAAATAGGTGGAGCAATTTCTGGTGTACATGTGAACCCATCAACGTCCTGTGAGCGGTAGCTACAAGACGCTGTAGGAGCGATTGCAAAGGCTCGGACCATATTGTGCTGTTCAGCAATCAAAGCGGCATTCCTGACGCCTCTGTCAATCCATTTGACAAGCTCAAATGCAGGTGAATTAACTTCTTTGTTTAAAATATATTGGTCCAAAGCACGGCCAAATTGTTCGTAACTTACTCCGTACCGCCGAAGGAGGTTTGCGAGTCCAAGAACTCCAAGTCCGACTTGTCTGTCCACTGTGGGTGACAAGTATTCACCAGTGTCTCCAACACCTGTTTTACTATGTAGTGTGCACAGTTCGGACATACCCTCAATATAAGCTCTTGGGATGTCTTCAAACTCACAGGCACCGAGATTGACGTGCTGCAACAAGCAAGTTCCTCGTGACGGCAAGTAAACTTCCAAGCAGACGTTTCCATAGATTCGTTCTCCATTTTTATCGTATCGAATTTTGTTTAACCAGATGTCTCCTTTCTTAATACCAAGTAGAAGTTCTTTTTTATATGGGAATTCTTCCCACAGCTCTTCATCTATATTGACACAACGCTTGACCCAAGGAAGTTCAGATCGTGGTGTCTCAATAAATTCAAGTACATCAGGATGATTAGCATCTAGGTGGAGGACGATTGCTCCATTTTTGTACACTCCTCCTCGCCTGAGAGTTTCATTAAGGCACGAGTAGATTCGCCCAAATGATACAGGACCAGACGCAACGAGGCCTTTACCATTCTCGGAACCTCTTCCCCGGAGCTTTGATAGATGGATTGCAACTCCTGCTCCGTTTCGTAGAGCGTGAGACGCAAACTTCCAAGATGCTTCGATTCCATTAGGACCCTCCATTGAGTCTTCTACTACAAATACTGTGCAGCTGACAGGCAGCCGACCTTCAGGTTCATCAATCCAGGACTGAACTCTACCAGTCCTTGCAATATAATTAGTCATTGATAAGATCTTCCAAGTTAGGTGGTTGATAGTTAGGCCCTTTCAAGACCTTACCGTCTGCTCGGTATAGTGGTTTACCCTCTTCACCGAGTTTAGACATGTTTGATTTATGAACACGATCCATTGCTTCATCTAAATCCCATCCAAGGTTTGCTGCATATTGATAGCAGACATAAACAAGATCACAAAGTTCTTTGAGTTCTTCTTCGTCTGTACCTAGATGAAATGATTCATGAAACTCTGACCATTCTTCATCGATCAAAGATTTCTGCATCTCCACTTGTGTCTCCGAGGATTCGATACCATACGCTTCCCGAAATTCCTTGGCTTGTGTCAGTAGTGTGTTGTAGCTCATTTTCTAGATAGTGGATCGCTTTCTTTAAGTCTGCAGCTTTGCTGTCTTTATAACCAGCACGGCAGATATATTTGACTGCATTACCAAGATGGTAATTCAATCCTTGGTCTCTGATGAAGTCCCATATTTCGATGGAGCCTCTGGTGTAGTAGGCAGGTGATTCCATTGCTTTAAAAGGTTTTTCATGTTATTACCTAACACAAAGCATTGAGTTTGTAACGCCATAAACAGAGTAATGATGTCCTCTTTCTTTGTGTCAGGTTTTTCCAAGGCATCTTTAATCTGCCTCAGCTTCAGATCCTGCTCCATCGTCAATTCGATAATCGGCGGGGGCGGTCCAAAGTTTGATGGTGTTTGTTTCGATGTCATACTCATCAACGGTGAGGATTTTTGCAAGCCTTGCATTTTGGAGTGCAACATCTTCGGTAAGATCTTTGTCAGCAAACGCTTCCACCACGGTTTTCCAGGTGTAGCCTTCCTTTTCAAATAATCCGGCGGCACGTTTAACACCAATACCAGGGACTCCTGAGTATCCATCTGTTTGATCTCCAGCTAAGGTTTGTATTAGATGCCAACGTAATCCATCATTTTTATTGATGAATGTGAACGAATCCATGTCAAATAAATTGCCAGGGATCTGTCTCATGTCCTTATCAGGACTACAAATAGTAGTATCCTCCCACATCGTGGCATAGATACCCATTGCATCGTCAGCTTCTAGTTCAGGTAGTTTGATCACTTCAAACTCAGTCTTGAGTTTATTAATGACCCTTTTGTAGCCACAAGGCTTCTTTCTATTTCGATGTCCCTTGTATTCAGGGAGAATTTTTTTCCGAAAATTTATTGAGTCACTGAAAAACAAATAGATCTCTGGATCAAAGAAATTACTTGCAATCTTATCGATCTCTCGTTTAACAGCGTTATATGCTTCACTGAATTTAGATGTGACTAGGATGACATCATCTCCCCAATCAACTTCTGTCTCACAGCTAGCACAGCATTTATACACAATATAATCAGCATCAATTAGTAACTTCACTTACCTTGCCCTCGTGTTTGTTTACGATTGTGGTTCGGCTTACTGTTACGACCTTGACCTTGACGTGTGCGCTTATTATTGTTGTGCTTGATTTCGTTCTTCTTTTGGTACAGCATTAGTGGGTGTCTTTCCAGGTGGATCCTTTAGTTGCTTCTGACTCAATCTTGATCCTGAGGTTATAGTACTCTCCAGCTTGGAGAGAGCTAAGTACCAAGGATGAACATAAGTCTTCGGCGTGTTTGGGTTCGCATTCAAATTGCAGTTCATCGTGAATGAACCCTAATTGTGAGCAGCATAATTGTAGTTCTTTTATATTTTGATGATTAATAACCATCCATCGTTTTGCCATTACACCAGCAGAAGATTGAAGAAGATAATTCAACGCTTTATGCGGTGAATCCACAATAACTTTTCTTCCATCGATAGCTTTGACAAATCCTCTTTCTGCAGCTGTCTTAATTGCATCCAAGAGATCAGACAATCCATCAATTGCAGCAACAAATGCTTCTTTGATTTCTTTACCCTTTCTCTTAGCAGCAGATGCTGATAGTTGTGGATCATAACTCAATCCGATTTTCTGGTCACCTGCTCCATAAAGAAATGCATAAGTGACAGTCTTTACTGCTCGCCTTGAGATACCAATGCGATCAGCGTTTACCTGGTGGATGTCATCCTCAAGGAGGATTCTTGCGTATCTCCCTGAATCATACCGGGATAAATAATGGGCAAGCATACGCAACTCAATCCCAGACAAATCAGCCCCGACCATAACTTGACCCGGAGTTGGTATGAAAAGTTCTCTAAATCGTTCATCACTTGGGACTTGTGCAAGGTTTGGGTTTCGATGTGCACAACGTCCAGTTGATGTAGCAATCGAGCAATGGTGGTGGATTCTAGACTTCGTAACAAGCTTCAGCCACGCGTTCGCGCCTTCGCTGATCATTCCAAGCATCTTCGTTATCGTCAAAATCCGCAGGAATTGTGTCGCTGGCTCCGTCCCGATATCCTTCAGGATAACTTCGTCGATAACTGGTTTCCCAGTAGTTGTCATTTGGGTCGGAATCCACCCATAGAATGTTTGCAGGATCCATGAAATATGGTCTCGTGAAGTAGTGTTTAACTCTTTGAGCTTTGTGAATGGACATCCTTTTACATAACCTTGTGTTTTATTAGGTCTTTTAGGAGTGAACTCCGATCCGAAGACGTAAGGATGTTTGTCTCGTAATACCTTATCAATTTCTTGAAGCTCTGCTCTGAGAGACGATTCAAGTTTCCATGCAGTGCGTTCATCAAAGTACCATCCATGTTGTTCTTGTGCTTGCAATATGCTTGCGACATCATGTTCTAGAATTAGGTAGTCAGGTATTTTTGGAAGTGCTTCCATAGTTTGCAGGTAACGTTGACATCTTGAACCATATAGTCCTCCATTTCTTGGGACCAGTCCTGCCAATCCGTAGTGGAACAGAAATTACCTTTAAATTCATTTAGTCGATAACCGTAGGCTTCAAGGGAGTGGCGGCCATATAGTTTGAGTGGCATATGTTTCCACTCATGTTTCTTGTCTATTTCAATTAAGTTCGGGTGATATACACGACTGAGAATAAGAGTATCAATGCAAAGACTAGGATCTGTAAACCAGGGATAGAATTTGCGAATGACAGGAATGTCAAACCCAATAATATTGTGACCAAGGATGCAGTCTGCATCTTCGAGCCGTTGTATCCCACGTACAATAGGCTCTTGATTACCCTCATCATTGTATGAGATCGTTTGATTTGTCTCTGAATCGTGGATAGCAAGGCAGTGGATTTTAGTAACATCACTAAGTAGACCGTTTGTTTCTAAGTCAAATGTAAGCATTAACGACCGTTCCATGTGTACGTCTTATCAACGAACTTGGCACGTTTAATCATCTCCTGTGTAGGAGGGTTAGGTTTAGAAATCGGTTGTGGGATCGAATTCTTTTTCAGGTTCTGTTTCATTGAATTTACAAGCGTTCAAATCATACGTGAGTGTACAGGCAATACCAGTTTCACCTGAATAGCGATTCTTGAGGACTCGCACAGTTGTGCCAGACTGTTTAGATCCGCTCTGCTGATCGCGTTCAAGTGCAATAACTGCGTCAGAAAGTTGTGCAATTGCTGCACTTCCTCGCAATTGTCCAAGCGTAACTCTTGCTCCCTCTTCATGGTTTTGATCTCCTGATGTTCTTTTTAGGTGACTAACCAGGAATAAGGCGATTCCTGTACGTTCTACCAATGACCGTAATCTAGTCATTGTTGTATCAATCATTCTCCGTTCATCACCTTCAAGTCCTGACATAAGAATTGACAGGTGATCCAGGAATATGATCTTACAGTCCAGGCCTGCTGATAGATACTCGATGCGATTGTAAATAACATCGGGATCGTAAGAACCAAAACCATCAAATAGAAAGAGGTTCCAATTAGCAATCGTCTTGTCAAATGCATCAATGAGTTTCTTTGGCTCGTGTTCTCCTAGATGTAGGCTTTCACCTACAGCACTACTCATGAGACCGAGAGCAGTGCGTCTGTTCGATTCCTCAAGAGCAAGATACCCGACCCGTTCTCCTTTTTGTAGAAGTGAAGTTGCAAGCTCCCTGCAGAATGAGGACTTTCCGATACCAGAGCCTGCACAGAGCGTGACAAGCTCTCCAGCCCGGATTCCATGGAGTATTCGCTGTAGCCCGAGAAAGGGGTAGTCATAGTCGTTTGGTGGAGTAGGTTTAGTTAATTCATTAAGTAAGGACTTACCCTCAACAATGCCGTCCGGCTTGTAGGGTTCATGATCATAATTAATGACAGCTCTTACAGCTTCATAATCACGAGCTTGTAAGGCCTCTGAGGCGTCCTTATATGCCTCTAGAAAGCCGATGAAAGTCTTTCCAGGTGATAACACACCTGCACACTCTTCAGCAGCCTTCCTGCCTGCTTCGTCGTTATCGAAAAACAAGACGATCTTATCATATGCATTGATCCATTCATAGTTGAATTGAATAGATTTCTTAGCACCTGCAGCACCATTAGGAACAGAGACTACATCCCATCCAGGTTGTACCTCCCAGACACTCATGGCATCCATCTCACCTTCAGTGATTACAAGCTTAGATTCTCTTTTGCTTGTCTTCTTCCTGAAGTTCTGCATACCAAACAAGGTTTTAACTGTACCTTCACAGGTAAACCCTTTGTCTTGAGTGCGTACTTTGGCACCGACAACAGAGCCATCAGCATCATAATAGTAATGACGAACGATTTGCCCATCATAATATGTCTTGAATTTCTCTAATGTTGTTTGTGATAGGTTGCGATTGGGTAACGCAACAGCTTCACCAATTAGTTGCATTTTATTATGAA